ATGCACAATATCGCCAACCTGCCTCAAGACGAAAAAGACAAAATTAATGCCGATTTAGCCGCATCCGGTATCGCGTACAAAGAAAGACTCGGACTGCCGTATGATCTGTACGAAACAGAAAACCAGCAGCCCGAGCATTTGCGGCCGTACTTCAGAGAGAGACTGGAGCACTACAGGGAGATCGGGAAAAGGTTTCCGCGCGGGTTCGAGTATGAGAGGGAAGATTAAGGCTTAACCGGCCAATCAATATCGGGAGCAAGTGATGTATCTACACGGTTCAGTGTTACCCGATACTTTTTCCAGGCTTTCAGTTGCGATAATTCTTCATCTGTAGCCTCGCCAATATCATCGGCATCCTGTAGTGGTGCCATTTCTACAGTGGCCTCAGCCATCAGTCGCTGCTTTTTATCCTCAGCCTGTTCGATCAACTGCTCTTTAGTTGGAGGAGGAGGAGTTAATAATTCATCCGCTTCCTTTTCTGTTATTTTTACCAGTCCTTCGCGAACAAAGCCGCCCGACACCTGATCATCGTCATATCCCCATACGCCATTTTTTTCATCTTTGTAATAATTCATTTTGCTACATTCTCCTTCCACGCCCTAACAACATCCCACGGCTTTTCTTCTGCCCATCCGCCTCGAACACTATAACTTGACCCCGGAGGAACAATAGCGAAAAAAGAAAAAGACTCGTCATTTTTTGCCCACCTGTATGCCATCCTTTCACCATCAATTTTGATATCAATACTGAAAATATAATCACCGATATTATTTGTTTCTATGTAAACTATCCTTGGGAAAGGATCTGTGTTTGTATATGTAGCTAATAATTTTCTTGATGCTGTAACATCACGGTACGCTTGGCCAACACACAAAAGTCGGTCTTTAGTTGCTATCTCTTTTCCATCGATTTTGAATCCGTCAGTACCGATAGTAAGCGCATTACCCGTAATCCTGTTTTCCAGGCTTAACTTGTTACCAGCGGTAACCCCCCACCATGCAGCGAAGATATCCTGAAGGTACAACTCCTGGTATACCGATGTACCAGCTTTTGCTTTCAGTGTCTGGGTGCGACCGCCCGGCGCCTCAATATCAGTCTGTCCTGTGATCTTCCCGCCGGTCTTATCAAACTTCTTATCCAGCAATTCCGGTAAACCAAGGTTTTTGATAAAGGTATCTTTATTTGGGATGTCTGCGCCGTTCTGATCTTTGGCGAGTTTGCTGTTTACTTCTGTTTTTGTGGCGTAGTCTCCGCCGGAGATTATTTTGCTGATAGCTTTAGAAAGCTGGGTGTCATCATTTTTATCCTGCTGCATTCCTGCGGCAATAATCACACCAAGAATTTCCCGCTGGACGGAATTAAGCCAGCCAGCCTCAAGAATTGTCGGTGCTATACCGGCGGCCACGTTGCCGTTTGTCCACTCGCCGTTTTTATCGGCGGTACTGGTGACATCACCAATTTTTTTCATAACAAAGCCTCACTCAGTGAAGGTGATAATGAGTTGTTGATAGTCAGGGTTTACTGGCCGTAACCGACCTGAAGGATCGTATGAGAGGGGGAAATCTGATTAAACTGGCACTCGAGGTAATGTTCACCCCACGAACGCAGCGGATCACCACAGTAACTGCCGCCGGCGACCGCATATGTCACCTGCGTGTTTCCGGCATTGATACGCCAGACGAACGGCCATTCATCACCGTTCAGTGCGTCACCGCAGGCTGACAGTCCTGCCCTTGCCTGCCGGAATTCGGTAATAGTGATGGTGTAACCCATCTCGGCGGCCAGGCTGATGTAGTAGGGTTTTGACATCCCGCCGGTGCGCAGCAGTTTTGAAAGAACCGCGGATTGTCGTTTCGGAATGGTGTCCATCTCCCCGATCGCACAATCATCCGGTAGCCCGAGCGTTTTTTCCCACTCCGGCAATAACGTTGTGGTCGTCTTCGGAAATGCCCCCTCAAGCAACTGAACTGCGTCAATATCCGAGGCTTCATAACCGCGCGCCAGTGCCCGGAGAACAGCATGCATATTCGACCCCGGCCGCCAGTCCCACGCCATACCCTGCGGAGCAAGTCCGATCATGGCCTGAGTGTAATCGTCAGCGGTGTAATTCATGTGTATAAAACCTCCCCGCGCTGCGCCAGTTCACCGGTGCTCAGAACTATATTTTCAGCCGGTTTTTTCAGGACAAAGCCGGTGGTGCCCGGGATATCAGCAATCGCATACTGCAGGTCAGAAAGGTAGATTTTTGCGCCGCCGGTCGGGTCACTGTCCCGGAAGAACACATCATCAATGGCTTTGGCTATCTGCTGATGTAATTCCGAGGTTGCCCGACTCAGCCCTTCAATTTCAAAATCTATCTTTTTCGCAATAGGTGAACAGACCCACACCAGCGCCGTTACCGTCTGCACATCCCAGATATGATCTGCAACACGCAACTGGTCACCGGTCGCATGAACTGAATAAGTTTCTTTGGTAGCCGGTCCGTCAGTTCCCAGCGGAAAGCCGCCGTTGCTGTTGCCGTCACACATAATGTAGATACCGACCGACCCGGCCCCCAGCAGGCGGCGTTTTACCCAGGCACGGGAAATACCGGGCACTTCTTTCGCCCAGCCTTCATAGTCTGTATCGCTGCCGCCCTGCGGTGGTTTCTGGTACGCATGCAGGACACGCTGACGGAAAGCCTCTTCGTTCTCAATATCACTGCCGCCGGTGATCGGGTCAACAGCGACGCATTCCGAAAATACTCCGGATATCGCTATCTCAAGCGTCAGTTTTGTCCCGGCCGGTGAGTTACCCGCCGCGCCGCCGCCGTAAATATTATCGTCAATGCCGGGCAGAATGGCTTCAACAGATGTGAAGCCTTTTCCGTCAGAATTAATATGGGCCTCAGTAACAGACTGGTACCGGTATCCATCCCCCCGGGCCATCGCTGTACCAGCCGGAATGATGCTGCCCGGCACACCGTCAAACTGCACCTTTGTACCGGTGGCCTTGTTCGGCGGTTTGCGGTACACCCGCTTCAGCGCGCCCCAACCCGCCAGATATTCATCCGTTGCGGTAAACGGAGTTGCCTGTTTTGCAATGTAATCCAGATAGGCATAATGCAGGTGCGCCATACCGGCATCCATATCCGCCAGTACCCGCATATTGGAATACCGCAGCAGCGCACCGGGCTCTTTCAGTTCATTGCGCAGGAAATTCTGGTTCTGCTCCCGCAGCTCCGTCAGTGTTTTACGCTTAAACGGCATTTATCGTTTCTCCCATACCCAGTAAAAACGCAGATCTTCCGCACCGGCATCCGGCCGGTGATAACGGATAACCATGTTCAGACGCTGCGGCCACACTATTTGTGTCCGGATCTGAATATCAGATACGACCCCGTCAGTTATCAGCCAGGCCAGCGCCTCCCGTGCGTAATCTTCTGCTTTCTTTGCCACCTGCGTGGTCAGTTTCTGACGCCTCAGCAGCCAGAGACGGGAGCCGATAAACCCATCCGTTCCGGTATCCGCCCACCAGCCGCGCCGGTGTTCATCGTCATAATCATCATCGCTGTGCGCCAGCCGGTCCGTGAACAGACTGATCATAATCGCTGACTGCAAATCATCACCGGAAAGCAGGTCACCGTTTCCGGCTATCCAGTCCGCCCGCAGTGTATCCGCGTTCCACCAGGAAGAAATATCAGACATCAGACTTTCTCCTTAATCGGATTACTGGTTTTGGTGGCACTGCCCGATTCCACATTTTCCACATCGTGATTGTGCGTGTTGTAACTGTCCCGTAGTGCTTTCAGGGTGGACGGGTTACTTTCGTAGTTATCAATCACATCACCGGACACTTTCAGGATCGGCGTATTCAGCACCACTTCTGTTTTGGCATTGACCGTAACCTTATCAGCGTTATTGATGGTCACATCTTTATCTTTGGCCTCAATCACAATGCCGTCCTCTGTCATGTGGATGTACATACCCCACAGGTTGTACATCACGGTTTCACCCGGTGAGAGTCCGGTATGCCGGGAACCAGGGTGATTGCTGCCGATGACCACCGCACTGGAGCGGTTTCCGCCGAGATAGGCAATCAGAACATCGGATCCGGGCGGCAGAGAGGAAGAAAAACCAAATTCTGTCATACGGTAAGTGCCGTCCCGGACTTCCAGCGCGGTGCTGTACTGGATGGTCTGGATCGCTCCGTCATCTTTGGTGACACTGGATTTACCGGCACCGATCATCATCGACATCCGGGTTTTTAAATCGCGGACCTGATCGCTCATTGTCACACCCTTATTACCTGGTAAAATTCATACGGCTCGGCAATGAATGCTTCCGGCGGCATCAACTGTAGTGTTGCCCGTGTCCCGCCGGCATCCCGCAGATAGGTCACATCCGACAGCGTCCAGAATTTATCCGTCACCCCAAGAACCGGAATATCTATCGGGATCAGCGTGTTCGGCTCCCACAATTTCCCGGAGGCATCCCGCCAGCTGTCCACCATCACACTCAGGATTTTTGAGCGTCCGTAACGGCGGTTCATTTCCCAGTCGATACTCTCCTGCTCCCGTTTAGCGGTGATCAGGGTGCTTTCGATGATGGTGATATAATTCCGGTACCGCATTTTCCCGGCCTCCGGATCCCGCGCCGAGGCGTTCTGTACCGCTGACACATCCCCGGCAAACGGGGTAACAGACAATGACACGCCGGTATAATCGGAATAGCGTTCCGCCATAGAATCCGAGAAATCAGCACTTTCGATATTTTTTCCCTGCTCCACGCCGCTGGCCGCCACCTTGTCACTGACGCGGGTCAGCAGCAGGTTTCCATCCGGCTGCTCGTAATACAGCAGCGCAGAGTACCGGCAGCAGCGCTCGATCACCTGCTGTGAGGATTCCCCCCAGTTCAGGGTAAATTGCGGGACAATCTGTAACCCGCCATCGGAAACTGTGCTCGACACCTCAATGCCGTACCACTTCGCCAGTTTCTGCGCGATTTGCAGGGCGTTTGACTGGCTGATCACGTTGTTCGGCCAGTTGGCGGAGCAGTCCACCAAATCCTGACATTTACCCCGCCCGGAGACGCTTATCTGATGCTGGTTTTTATTGATCTGCCCGTTCCAGGTGTCGATATAACCGGTGATAACCCTATCCTGACCGAGAAACACCTCACAGGGATCGCCCGGCTTAAACAGCTGCTTTTCATCCGTTGCCGGGTAGTAATCCATCAGGCTGATTTCAAAATCGTTCGGCAACCGCTCAATACCACGGGTAACCCGGACACTGTCCCATCCGGAAATACGCTTGCCGTTTATCACCAGGGATAATTCTTCGGTTTTTTTTGTCTCTTCCGTCATTTTTTCAGTGCCTTAAATCTCACCGGCATAAACGCCGGATGCCGGGGCTGAATCTCCATCACCAGCTCTTCGCTGCGGGTTGCATCCTGATACAGTCGGTTAGCCACATTGAGAGACGGCAGCACCGACGGCAGGGCGTAAGACGACAGGCGGCCGCGTTCGGAGCCTTTAGCGGTGAAAAAAATAACAACCTGTTCGCGCCGGTTCAGGAGGGTAAGATAGATATCATCCAGCGCCAGATCCCCGGTAATAGTCATGGCATCATCAAGGGATTCACAGACTTCCCGCTGATATCCGGCGGCCTCAGTGCTGTTTGTCGGGTCAGACTGTCCGGCCACAACCGAAAGCGCCGATGCTGCCAGCACAACCAGCATCATTTCAGCCAGTGCGGCAATTCTCTTATCCTGCTCCGTCTGCTGATATTCCGGATTGCGGAAACGGGATAATGTATTCAGGATCTGCATCTTCTGGCCGGTGTCACCATCCATTGTTATCAGGATGACAAACACCTGCTGTATCTGTGCGATCACATCTTCGGGGGATACTGCATCACTGACCGCGCTGAGTGTTTCATCCAGCCGTTGCCGGTCAATAATGGCCTGGTTCAGCGTTTTATCGATGATTTCACGGTCATCAGTATCACCCTGATGTATGCGCTTGCCGGTCGCACCGGACACCGCCCCGCCCGCGCTGCCTTTCTGATAGCGACCGTATTTATTGCTGCCGAACACACTGTTCAGCGAGTTACTGAGATTAGTGACCTCATCAACTGAACTGCTGACCATATTTACCCAGAAATCCGCGGTCTGTTTCAGCGTCTTCATCATCTGCGTGACTGACCGGACTTCGCCTTTAATCATGGCGATCGTTTTCAGGGTGGTATGTGCCGCTTCTTTCAGCCACTGCCCGAATGTCAGTTCACCGGTTTTTTCGCTGCCGGTGATGGCAAACACTTTCAGGCCGGACTCGATAACCACCAGCTCAAATTCAAACACCCTGCCGCTTTCTGCGTTTTCTGACACCCGCAGGCCGCTCTCAGTCACGCTGACGGTCATTTCCCCGAGTGTCGGGTGAACCAGCGTTCCGGCCTCACCGACTTCACAGGCGGCCACCAGATTGTCGCGCTGGGTAATAACATCCGGCGCGTCATAAACGAGACTGTCCTGAATCAGAAATCCCTTTATGGTGATCCGCCGGTTACTGCGCCCCATATCCTCTATCCAGGACTGATCGCGGTAGGCATATTCATGAATGGCCTGGCGACGACCGAAAACACTTTCACCGCTGATCACACCGAACGGCACACCACGGAATGAAGCCTGCTGCAGGTGTTCAGACCAATTCCAGTCCGGATCAATACCGAGCAGATCAGATATGGCATCTTTGATAATTGGCATGTGGGCTCCGGGAATAAAAAAAGCCACCGGCGTGGTGGCTTTGCTGTGATACTTTAATTATACCTATTTACATCTAACTCTTAATTTCCAATCTGGGTCATTCGTTTCCGCTTCACAAATAACCTTTCCTTCCGGAGATACAATATAATCAATGTATTCTCTACCTTTACCTTCTTTATAAACACCGCGAGTTACTATCAGATATCTAAAAAAATCTTCTTTATCTTTTAATGTCATAGTTGACATCACATGATATTTAATGCTTCCATCGATTATAAATTTCTCTTTTACTTTACTGTAATCACCATCGAAAGGGACTTCAAATGCATGAATTGCCATGCTGGTCGCCCATGCCGGAGACTCAAAATAAACGATTCCTTTTTCAAAGTCATAACTAGTAAATCTCATATCAGTTAATTCTTTTTCAGGGTGTTCATTCGAATAATTTTCTTTAATAAAATCATATTTTACAGGTTGACCCAGTGAGTTTATAAGTATTACTCTTATTCTACTTTTTGCTTTATATGACACTGGGTTTATTTCATTTAATGTTATTAGCGCTAAGGCTTTATTTTTTTCAGGAAAAATAAATGACGTTGCTTCCATTCCGTCACCGGTCGCCCAGCTTGTTACATCCCTTCCTTTGTAACAAATCTTTCCATTCACGCTCCTGTCAATCATGTAATTTGCATCAGGAAATGAAAAATTATCATCACCTCTTTTCTGATAATCTTCAGTACAGGATATAGACCAAGCATTCTGAGATATAAACAGAGTAAAAATAACTAATATCAGTCGCATATCACCCTCTCCTAAAAGTATAAATAATGAGAAGATGATAGCATTCTTCACGGCATATTCATCGCGGTTGTCACCCTACCTTTCGGTTTCACGTTTACGGTGCTTTTTGTTCCGGTTTCCGCGTTAGTCAGGACAATTTCCAGTGTACCGCCAGATTTATTCTCCTGAAGCACTTGGGATAACTGCTCAGTGAAAGCCAGTAACGCCTGAGTTGGGTCTCTGTCTATTTTAAAGTCGGTCGCTGCTGATGCAGTCTCTTGTTGTTGAGTCTGCTGCATGGCTATCATGTCACGCTGTTCTCTGACCCTATCGGGGTTACGAAGCCCTTTCCAGCGATCATCCATAATTGAATCCATTATGCCATCCATTACCTCCTGGTAGCTGTACGGCTGCTCGATGTTTTCGACCTTAATCATATGAGGAATGACCTTAGCCAGTACATTAGGATCATGCATATTAAGCGGCTCATGCGGACCAAATCCAGTGCCTTTTGATACCCGATCTATGTATCCCTGAGTGTTATTTTTTGCCTTAGCTGGTGCGTACTTCTTCAGGAGTCCGTCGAAAGTATTCAGCCCATCTTCAGCATCAAGCATTAGCTGGCGTGACATTGCTGCTATTCCGTCTCTGGATGACCCGAATTTGACGTACCGATGGTCGTTACCGTAATCATACCCCGTGCTGTTTGGTGCAGCGATCAGGTTGCCAGGGTTGTTATTTCTCAATCCGCGCCGGTTTGGATTATATTGCTCATCCTGCACCCAGTTATCAGGCACCTTACTATTTAATGCTGGCTTGTTTTTACCGGCTTCGGCTCGTTCCCTCTGTTCCTCCCATTTATCACTCCATTTGTTATAGATATCAGTATACATTTTGTCGTCCGGGTCGAGGGCAGTCATCCGCAAGTCCTCAAACCAACTTAGTGAATCCCTGTACTCCTTGTCTTTAGCAGCCCAACGAATAATATCCTGACGCTTATCACCATGATAAAAGTTATCTTCCGTATCATTTATACGCAGCTCGGATTCACGGATATTTTTCATGGCGCCATCAAGATCACCGAAGTCAGGGATTATGCTGGGTGAATCAATAAACTCATAAAGCGACTTCTGTATCTGATTCATTTTCCCGGTCAATTTAGCACCAGCTTCGCTTAACTGAGTATCCACCTCGGTCATTTTTTCAGCGAACTCCCCATCCATGGTCAGGCCGAATTTATCCGATTTATTGAGTCTCCCCTGTAAATCCCCCTCGCGCAGCAATGCAATCATATCGGGTGTCAGTTTCAGGTTGTCACGCAATTCCCAGTTACGGTGCTCCGGCAGTGTTTTAATCGCCTTTTCAATACTGAGCAGTGTGTTTGTCACATCCGCACTACCATCAGGCCTGCGGACAACATCAGCACCGATGCTTCGGATTGACGCCAGCAACTGATCATCTTTACTAATTACCGCCTGACTGAGCTTTTCGTAATACCCCTCCATCTGATTTCGGGCGTCATCCTTACTGACGCCTTTCTGCTGCAATGTACCGCTAAGACGTGTGCTTTCTTCAACTGTCATACCAGTATTGGCGGCTGATGTAGTGATATTTTTACCTTCCTCCGCCATCCCCGTAATCAGCTTGCCGCCACCGGCGATAATTGCACCGATACCACCAATACCAGTCAGCTTCCCGGCCAGTGCACCAAAGTTTTTCAGCGGCGGGATCATGTCCCCGATACTCTGAACGCCGGATTTCGCCTCCTCGGATACATCACGGAGTAAATCACCGATACCGCGCAGCCCGGTCACTGATTCATCACCGCCGAGTTTCAGTTTATCCCGAGCCTCATCCAGTGCCGGATTCAGACTACGGATTTTTTCTTCAAGAACCGTAATCTGACCGCTTGCGCGGTCATCCGCATTCAGTTCAAAATCAAAGGCATTACCCGCCATAACTAATCTCCGCTTTTAATCTCTTCGGACTGCTCTACCCACCAGTGCAGACGGCTTTTTGACAGGAGCCACGCATCACGCGGCCCCCACCGGTAAAACCAGGTCACCTTTGCCGCCAGCCGCTGCCATGACCGGAGAGCATTTATGCCAAAAAAGGGGTAAGAAAATCACGGCACTGTTTGAAGTCTGTGATCGCCATTTTTTTCAGTTCTGTTTCCGGGATTTCACTGACCAGGGAAATCAGCCGGCGCATACCGGGAAGCGAGTTGCTGGCCTTATTCTGCACATCATAAAACTGCTCTACTTCGATAAGGCACGGCTCACGCAGGTTAACTTCCTCATAACGGACTTTGCCGTCATTGGATTCCAGCGGTTTACTCAGCGTGATAGTTTTTGTTGTTTCCACAATTAGTTCTCCGTTACCGAACGACCTTCAAAACGTACGTCAAACACGGCGTCTTCGCTGTTTACTTCCTGAGTCTGAACAACCCAGAGCCCCTGACCGATAATGGTTTTGCCGTTCGCCAGTTCGGCCACCACGTTCACATTGGTCATACCGTTAAAATCCGCCACGGTGGTACCGCCGGAATCACGGACACGCATCCCGATATACCCGGCGACCGGCTTTTCTTTGTAACCGTGGACATAGTCCATACCGGTCAGGGTTTCGCGGGTGACCGTGGACGGACTGTATTTAAAGTCCGCCGCCACCATGATTGACATACCGTTGACGGAGACGTGAGCCGTTCCCGCCAGGCGGTTGGATGTATCGCCCATGTTTTCTCCTTAGTTGCCCGGCATCAGGCGGAACTGGTTAAGCAGCGCAAACACGCGCAGCTGGTTAATGAGGGTGCCGGTCCACAGGACATCAACACGGTTCGGGTTCTGGCTGTTGCGCTCGACTTTCAGGCCTTTGGCAAAGCCTTTCGCATCCTGCACATGACCGTTAAATTCCAGGAAGCCATACTGGGCGATCAGTTCTGCTTTAATGACATTCGGTGTGACGATTGCTGCCCCCGGTGCAAAGCGGGTGCCATCTTCTGCCAGCTTCATACGCCCGAATTTACTGGTCACCTGGGTGCGCAGATAGCGTGATACAAACATCAGCAGATACAGGGTTTCCACCTGCAGGTAACTGTCGTCATTATCGCCGTAGGCATTTTTCTGGTAGGTCGTGATGATATTCTCAATCCGCACGGTACCGTCGTCATCCACGGTAAATGTGGAGATACCGCTGTGCAGCAGGTTATTGCGCTCAGTCAGCTCCAGAATCTTCGTGTCGTCCGGCGGCAGCACACCACTGATAACCAGCGTCTGTAACGGGCGGCCCGGATCATTACGCAGGCTCTGGGCAATAGCACCTGTATATGCTGCACTCCACTGATAATCCGGTGAGGGTGAACCGTTGACCCCGAGCAGAGAGGCATGCTGATCGTTACGCTTTTCACCAAAATCAGCCAGCTGACCATAGGTGCCGGTGATCACCCCGTAGCTGTGGCCGTATAACTGTTTGTCCCACGCCCAGCGGTCTGCCAGAAAGGTTTTCACCACATCGAGAGACGCCGTATCGGTATACGGGTTCACGATAAAATCAAAGGATCGGTCTTTCAGATTCGCCAGACCATTAAGCGGATCCGGAGCGCCGTTACCGCCGGACATCGCCGTGATGGTCATTTCAAAACCGGACGGTGTTGACTCGCCCCCTGTCAGCCCGAGGTAGTTCAGCCGGATATCAATCCCGTTACCGTGAGCGCCTTTGTTTTTGGCCGTCAGAGTAACCGTATCCGCCTCTGCTGCTGCTGTTACCGGCAGGTTCGCATTGCGGTTAATCACTTTAGTCAGTCCGGTTGCGATAGCTTCCGCTGTGTCCGTGGCCACAACGGCCATCTGAACACGGATACCCGCGATATACAGTGAAATCACACCGGTATCATTAGCGGCACTGGTAATTTTCAGTTTACCGGCGGCGGCTGTCTGCGATTCAGTATCTGCCAGCGGTAACACCCACACCTCACCGGCCGTGTCATTACGGAAATACGCCTCTGCTTCGGTGTGCAGCATGGATCCGCGTCCGAAACGTTCTGCGGCCTGCGTCCCTGATGTGATGCGTTCAGGAATACTGTCTTTACCCGCCGCACCGTCCAGCATCTGGCCGATTAACAACGTGCGCTGCGTGGCGGTTGCAGTGTTGGCCATTGAGTTATCAAACTCAACGAAAAACAGCGGGGTCCGCAAATTCTGCGGAATAGTGGCAAATGGCACTGTCATGCTTTTTGCTCCTTCACTTTCTGAGGATTACCCGGCACGACATCCCCCTGATTCAGACGGGTGCGCCAGAAAACATTATCAGGGACGTCCTGCCCGGATTCAGGCAAAAGCTCCCCTTTGACCGGACAGCGGACGCTGCGGCCTTTTACGGGTTTTACAAACATGGTTACTCCTGATTAGTCAGGTCGATGGAGACGTGATGTTCCGGACTGCCGTCAGGCATCTGAACACTGATATCGATACTGGTAAGCGGATCCGCGTCAACCGGGTAAAACTCCTCCGGCCCCTGGTAATATTCGATATCCAGATCCATCAGCAATTGCGCCATATGACCTTCACCGGCGGCACTGATGTTTATCTGAGAGCGGATATTCATGAACTGCTGGATTTGCCGGGTCAGCTCATAACTGTTAATTACCGCCCGTTCAATCTGTTCCCGCAGGGCTTCCAGTGCCAGCTCTGCTTTTATGGCGCCGTTCCGGTCTTCCTCATCGAACTCTTCCAGGCGGCCGGTGACACGGACCGTGGTTACGGTGTTGAACTGCGGCACGTTACGGCCGAGTGAGTGTTTTTCATCAAACGGGGTCTGCACGATAATGCAGGGGTATTCCGCATTGGTGGTCGGCCAGTCCTGCGGGGAATACACGCGGTCTTCCGCGCTGGTTTTCCCCTTCAGGGCCGCGACAACCAGTTCACGAACTCTGGCTGCATTCATTATTTCACCTTATTCAGGATCAGGTGTGTCCCGCCGTGACTGTCCGGCTGCACATCGGATACCACAAACAGGGTGCTGACGCTGTAGACAAATACCCGATCCCCTTTCGCCGGAGGCACAGTAAAAATAACATCGCGCACACCGAGGATCGGACGGGTGGTATTGATACCGCTTTCACCGTCCATACTTTCATAGTTCTGGAAATAGGCCCGGTCAAAAATGCCGTCAATATCGTAAAATCCGGCACCTTTGGCACTTTTCACCGGCTCCCAGCGTACTTTTTCCGCAAAGACGTTGTGCAGCGGCCCCAGCAGGTGTTTATCCCAGTCAACGCCCATTGATGGTTACAGTGCCGGGCGGGTTGGCTTTCGCCAGTTTTTCCCGCACTGCCTCCAGAGACATCACCACGCCCAGATCAATCAGGCGGACAGCATCAGAATCATCCAGCGTGATTTGCTGGTTTTCCCGGTAAAACTCACCGTCATGCTGCACACTGCGGCCTTTGACCACCACATACACACCATCGGCTTCCGGGTCAGGTTCCGGAGTGAAATTCTGCGCTGATACGGTTTCGGTTACCGGTTCACTGCCGGCAGTCTCCGGATCCTTCACCGGATTAACCTGACCGGGAACCATCAGCTCGGGCGGCAGGCCGCCCGGCTCCTGTGGTTTCTCCGGCGTATTTTTTTTATTCGCCATCAAATCCCCCTGTTAAACCACAACGGCACACAGTGATGCGTTAACACGGCTCGGAATGACCAGCGGCGCAGACTGAACCATAATAAAACGCTGTGCCGGATCGTGCTGCAGCCAGGACTTCGGCGCATAGGCCATCGGGCCGTAATTGAATGCCGGGTCGATAATGGCACCAAATGCACGGGTCCCCATCAGGTCAGCGCCTGACATAATCACCGAGCCGTCAGCAATCATCGGTTTTTCTTTACCGTCCAGCGGATCAATAAACCAGTCGTTGTATACCCACAGGTCATAGTTACCCCAGCGGCCTTTGTATACAGCACCTGTTTTGATTTGCGTACCGGGGTTAATCTGGTTACCGAACGGAGAAAGCGCAGGGAAGGTAATAGCGCTATCCTTAACCGAAGTGTCCAGACGGAAAGCTTTCCACGATTTGGTGGTGAAGACGATATCGGTCGCCACCGCACCGGACTCCTTCAGCATACGCTGCGCCCAGTCTTCGATGTCAGCACTCGGTTTGGTGTTGGTTTTTCCTGCTTCCACGGTTTCCGGCCATTTATCGGCACCGCTCAGGGCAATAGTCAGATCGGACGAACGCCCGAAATCCACAACCTGAGTTTCATAACCTTCACCGGTTACTGTCACCGTACCGGTCTGGAGTGCGCTGGCCGCCATCCATTCCAGACGGCGGTTGATCATGTCAATCTGGTCAGTCAGCTCGAACTGCAGGTTCAGCATTTCACGTTCAGCGGCAGAATACTGACCGCCGATGCGCTCACCAATCTGACGGCGGATGGGTTTGCGCAGATCCGGTGCACGCTTGTCTTTGATGTACGCCGGTTTAAAGCTGTTGGTCTGGAACTTACGGGATTCCACCAGCTTACCTTCCACCAGCGGCGAAACGAACGGAGCCAGACGGCGCAGGCCGACATCCACATCAATGGAAACCTCTTCGGTATCGGATTCCGTGATATTCGGGAAAAACTTATCCAGCAGCCAGTTCTGACTGGTCATCAGATTCGGAACAACCTGGATCAATACGTTGGTATCGTAAATATTCATGCTTTTTCTCGTATAAAAGACGCCACAATGCCTGCCATAGCTGACATCAGGACGTCTGTATTAAAGGGAAGATCAGGCTTGTACGCTGTCGCGCAGGAAGATAGAGAACGGGCGCATTGCTGCTTTAAGATCGGCTGCGGTCCAGGTGTCATCATGGATAATGCGGTTCTGGTTAAATTCACCCATCAGATACAGGCCACCTCTCACAGCATCAGTCGTGGTATCGACATCATCAACCAAAATTGCACTCGGCTTTTCACTGCCGTCTGTTGCATCTTTTTTGCTGATCACGTATTCACCGGAGGCGGTGACCATACCGAGGATGGTGCCGCGCTTCAGAATACCGGCTTTGGCAATAATGCCGGTATCGGTAACAACCTGAAGCGGACCGGAGATCAGCTGATCCGGATTAAATACCGCCTGACGCACTCCCGGCTGAAACGGGTTTTGTGAGAACTGTTCCATTATTTCGCTCCCTTGTTGCTGTTATAAAGACGGGTCATCTGATGAACCAGCGCGGCGGCGGTACCCGCTGCCGGTGCCTGAGCATCCGGACTGATGCGTACCTGCTGCTCTGCCCGCATGCGGCTGTCGAGCGATGCGCGCTGTGTTGCGGGCTGTACCGCACCCATAGCTTTCAGGGTGCTGATAGCTTCAGATGAAGACATGCGGGTATTGAATGCCAGATGTGCAGCCATATCCGGACGACCGGCGGCAGCCTTGCTGCCAAAGATGCGGGCACAGCGTTTGCGTTCAGCGCGGCGGCCTTTTTTCACATCTTTATTTTCATCGTCGTCTTCGGCGTCTTCGTCATCACCTTCCGCGTCTTCATCATCTTCGGCGTCAGGATCATCGTCGTCGCCTCCGGCTTTTTTAGCTTTACGGCCCTGCTTTTCGTCGTCCTGATCTTCTGCGCCTTCACGATCTTCATCGTCTTCCGCATCTTCGTCGCGCTCGTCCTCTTCCGCTTTGCGGCCTTTGGCTTTGCGCACTTTTTTATCTTCATCCTCTTCCGAGGCTCTGGCTTTTTTACCCAGGCCGATAAGGTGTGCAAAAGTAAACTTATTGTCTGCCATAGTTAAATTACTCCGGATTCTTTCATCAGTTCCTGAAATGCGACATCAGGACTGGCAACCACATCAGCCAGACCCATCTGTACGCCCTCGGCTGCCAGATAACAGGCGGCCTGTGTATTGCGGATCACTGTCTCAGACAGTCCGCGGTTACGGGAAACAGTGCTCACAAACAGACGCCCCATTTCATCGACATCGTGCTGAATGGCGGCTTTCGCCTCATCACTCAGCGCCACATACGGATTACTTTCCGCTTTGCGGTTTCCGTAGGTGATAATGGACACTTTCAGCCCGTCATCTTTGATGTGCTGTGACCAGTCGCAGTGAATGACGATCACCCCGACCGAACCGACACCGCCGGTACGCGGGACGTAAATTTTGTCCGCGGCGCTGGCAATGGCATAAGCAGCGGAAAAGGCATTTTCGGACAGAATGGCGTGAATGGGCTTTTTGCCGCGTTCGGCATAAATCAAATCAACCAGGTCAAAACAACCGGCCACTTCACCGCCGGGGGAGTCGATATCCAGACAGATACCCTTCACTTCCGGATCGTTAACGGCGGTCAGGAAGACCCGGCGGATGCCGTCATAACCGGTCATGCCGCTGTACGGCCGCAGTGTGCCGAGTTTCTGAACCAGTGTGCCGTAGACCGGGATAACCGCGATGCCCTCCAGCACGTCATACCCGCTGTCTTTCCGGGCTTTACGGCTGAAATATTCGTCATCGTCTTCCATCATGGCACTGCGGATCTGCGTGATACCGAGCCGCTCTGTCAGTGATGACACAATCACTTCCGCTTTCTGCGGGTGTATGGCAAGAGGCGTGTTAAACAACTTCTGTGCCAGGTGGGGTAAATTCACTTCGCCTCCTGTTTGTTATCGGGGTTTGGTGCAAACTCTTCTGCCACTGCCCAGCTGGGCGGCGGCAATCCGAGCTCTTTAAACCGCTGAAGTTCATAGCTGCGCTGATCGACCAGCTCTTCCCAGTCCTCACCCATGTTTTCAGCCACTTCCATTTCCAGTGTTGAAAAACCGGCTTCCATACTGAGAATGGCCCCTTTTTTCTCTGCGACCGGGTCCACCCAGCCGCGCCCCGGCCCCATCCACCGCGCGCGGCAGTAGGATGCTGATGCGTCCATAAAGTCCGGGGCATCATTCGGTAACGGAACATCTTCCACATCGTGGATTTCTTCGGCAAAAGCCACCGCTATCGGTTGTGCGAAGCCGTTTGAAAAGTCATCACGGCGGCGGGTCAGGGTTTTCCAGGCTTCCAGCATGGCGGCACGAGCCGAGGAATAGTTAACATCAGACCAGTCCTGCGTGATTTGCTGGGCTGATAATCCTGTTGCTGATGAAACGTTGCGAAGTACTGCGCTCTCAAAGCCCTCGAAGTTGCTGTTAGGACGGGTTGCGTTTACAGTTTCAATACTTTCCCCGGGGTACAGTGTCGGTATACGGGCTCCGTTATTCAGGGCTATACGCCGGTCATTATGGAACTCAGAGCGCCCCTCCTGATAGAGTCCTACCTCAGTATCATCAAAAGTTTCACCCATTGCAGATTCGACCATTTTGGGATCATATGGTGAGGTAATGTAGGCACTGAATATCGCATTTAAAATCGCCGCTTCAAGTTCTGACTGGTCATACTTAATCAGCATTTTTAACCGCTGAACTACCGGGGTTAAAATCCCCGTTCCCCTGTGCTGAGACCCGCGTTCCATATCGAAATCATGAATCACCACCGGACGGCCCCATGACGTTTCGCGCTGAATACGTTTCCATGTCATAGTTTTCTTACCCGCCCACCAGTCCCCCATGTGAGCCTCGCGGATGTGATAAGCGACCGGAGCTCCGTCTGCATCAATCTCCACTCCGCCGCGTATATTCAGCATATCGAAATTCTGCTGCGGGTTGCTCAGGCGGTCGGGGTCAATAATCTGAACCGTCGTCGCGTAACGGGCTTTTCCGTGCCCCAGCCGGTCAGGCCGGTATTGCAGAATTGCCAGCGCATCACCATCCAGCAGTTTGTGACGAAAAGCCAACCGCAGCATCTGCGACACTGTCTGCTTACGCTCAACATCACAGTACCGGCCTTTGTCATTCGCCCATGTCCGCCAGTGAGCGGTAAGAAACCGGCTGTATTCTGCCGCCCACTCTGCATCAAAGGCTTTGTTTCCGGTCAGTTGCCGGAGCATCCGGTAATCCGGTTTGAATACCGGCCGGTAACAGGCACCGACCGCATTATCCAGAACACGGGTTATCGAACCGGACGCCCAGCCATCATTGCGGGCCAGATCGCGGACGCGTGACACGATACGGTCACGGTAGATATTTATTTCGTTATCAGGCGACCAAAGTGCAGGCTGCCATGTCGCCATTTGATCGCTATTAGAATCTCCGGCGTCATAAGGAACCCTGCTACCCCCCACCAGCGCCTGATGTTTTGGCCTTGATGTCGATTGTATCGGCTTACCAAATCTGTCAAGTATTTGTACTGTCATCAGAATTTAAACCTCACGGGACGGCGCGCACGCGGGATCAGCCCGAGTTCAGCCTGAAGCATCTGAATCAGCGCCAGAAGATGGGAAAGCTCTGTTTTCTGGTAACTCACGGAACGGGTTCCATCTCCCTGGGTGTAAGAAAAAGATACGCCCTTCGTTCCGGACGCCAGCTCAAGGTAGGCTTGCTGAGCCGAGTTCAGTGCGTTCATCATCTGGTCGCGGCTCATACCCATGAGTAAACCTGTTTTTTGAGACATAGGTGTTCCTTATGCTAATTTACTGGATATGCGTTTCCGCTTTGGTGTGTCCTGATTATCCGGAATGAACGCCCCCGGTAACCGGAAATCTATTTTTTCTTCCGGTTCAGTTGCAGGAGGCAACAGGCGATCAGGATTTCCTGTAATAGATAATGCCAGAGCGTTTAATTTCAGCCCCAGATGAAACAGGCCGGCCAGAGCAGCATATGCATATACGCGGCAATCCAGTGCTTCGTTAGCTTTCCCGTTGGGGAGCTCCCAGACACTGTACCGCTGACCGGCGGCCTCTTTCATAATCAGTCTTTCTGCTGTTAACTGACTGAAATACCCCATATCCCTGTCCACCGGGAAATGCATATACCCGGGACCGATTTCAGTGAGGTGTAATCTGGAACGGATTGAGTCTTTTGCTGAGTTAACACCGATGATGATCGGCTTGAATTGCGCTCTGTTTTTCGGAGTTGGACGCTTGTTAGGCCAAATTGGAGAGCGCTTACCTGTTGTGGCCGATTCGCCTTTTATCGCCCAGATCTTTCGCCCAAGCCGCTCTTTGGCAAACTCATAAACCTTTTGGGTATGGTTACCACCTGAATCATGACAGGCCGCCATTATTGTGAATCCGCGACCATCCGCCCGCCGCCATATTTGTTTCAGATAAGCATCCAGCCTCAGCCACGGTTCCGCAGTTTCCAGGTCACCTTCAATCACATCAAAGGCAACTGACCAGCTTTCTTCATCCTTACCCCAGCCAACCACTTCAATTTCCAGCCGGTCATTCTGGGTATCAATGCCTGCCGTCAGCACAGCCACCCCTGCGGGAACTTCCGCATCATAAACTTCTCTTCTGGCCAGAAGCGCATCTATCGGCAGTTTTTTACCGTAGTTTGGCCGGTGAGGAAGCCCCATCTGGGTATTCCACCACGCCAGTTCCTTATCGGGATCGCCTTTGGCTTTCAGGTATTTCATCGCAATGTCAGACGGTTTATCTTTCTGCCAGGGGCTGAATAACTTAGATGCCTGATATCCGGCGTGGATATTATCAACCGCGCACTTACCGCAGTCCGGACAAACAGCGCGATACACGGCATGACGCTCCGATGAAGACCATGACCACACTTTATCTACTGCTGTTTCATCGTCTTCATGCCATGCCCGATCATAGTCATTCAGAGGTGAATGCAGACTGCCACAGCATTCAAATTTCTTTGTCTGATGCCACCGGATAGTCCGTAATGCTCTGAGTCGATCACCCTCTGACCAGCCTGCGCCACAGCTTTCACAATAAATCAAAGCCAGATGAGACTGGTGTTTTTCACCTTCTTTAGGCCAGTGAACATGTTTGAAAAAATCCGGAAACTGCCGGTGGCCGCAGTGGGGGCAGGACAGTGAGGCTCTTCGCTGATCTGAATCCTCGTAACTCGCGGCAATACGGCTTTCATCCTCGACTGTCGGGGAACACGCCCTGACTGACAGCCAGTTGAGCCCGAATGTTGCCGTTCGTTCTTCCGCCAGTGTGATGGGATCACCTTCACGCGTTATCGGGTACTTATCCACTTCATCCGCCAGCAGTACGCGTATAGGACGGCGGGCCAGGTTATCAGGACTACCGGCACCGGCCAGCGCCATGAACCCGCCGGGAAAAGATTTGTACAGCAGGGTTTCTTTTGAGGTTTTTTGTTTGCTGGCACCGATAATTTTTCTCAGCACCGGAGTTACGCGGACCAGGGGCGTAATCCGCTCTTTTGAAAACTGTTCCGCAGCATCCTCTTTGGGCTGCAGAAGCAGCATAGGGCACGGATCAAGGTGAGCAAAATAACCAAATACGTTTTCGAGCAGTGCCGTTTTCATTAACTGGGTGCAGCACATAACTGTAATGATATGGACCCCTGACTCTGTGACAGACATCATAGGCCCGCGCGCTATCTCAACGGTATCAGTCTGCCAGGCTCCCGATGTACTCCCGGCCTCTTTGGCTAATTTGCGGTAGCGATCCGCCCAATCAGGAACACTGATACGTGGTGGAGGTGTCCAGCCACGCCTGACAGCAGACAGCAGTCTGTCATGTTTCGTCTGTGTTGAATTCAGGCTCCCCGAGGCCAGTAATATGTTTGTGGACATGTTCGATTAACACCTCAGTCATCCTGTCAGCCGGAACACCCAAATCAGCAGCCATAATTGGTGCCACGCGGGACGGCCAGTTCATCCAGGCATCGCGCTGCTTTCTGAATTCAGAAAACAGGATTGATTCCGCAACTGAAAGTTCAACCAGTTGTCCATCCTCTTTCTCGTATTCCAGTTTTGTCAGCAGCGCCAGGAAGTTTTCTTTTATCCTTCGCGCCTCATCAAATGACATATCCGCACCAATCTCGCGGATCAGTCTTTCTGCCGTCTGCGTTGGTGATTCGTCGTCAGAGTTAACAGCAGGCCGCGGCTTTGTTTTTTTAGGCTCGGCCTTAGCTTTTGGTGTTACCGGGGTTTTTCTGTACTGCTCAATATTTGCATTGGAAGCATCAACATCAATTTCATCTCCGTCAAAAACCAGCCAACCCCGGGCTTTCCAGGCTGTAATGGTTTTCCGGCTGACTCCGTGAAGCTTTGCAAAATCTGACTGATTCATATTGTTACCCCTGATTGTTACCCCTGGTGTTACCCTGACTCGCGGGTAACACTTGGCGGGTAACAAAGAAACCAGAAAAGAAATTCAAATATCATATTTTTTTCAAATGGTTATGTCGTAATTCGGAAAACCCGATGTGTTACCTGTTACCCGAATTTGAAAACTCTTAGCTGGTGAAACTGCACGGCGCGCAATGACCCGTGATGTAATTTTCGCTGGGAAGGACCCAAAAAGTTATAGCACTCAATGGGTTGCCGGATGCCTGTAAAAATGACTGTAATTTTCTCTGCAGAATGCCTCATATGCCCCGCTCGCTTCATCAATAGTCTTATGCCTGCCGAGGTGATATTTCTTTCCGTTTATTTGTGCCTGAGCCTGCCATTTCCCGTCACGGAAGTAGACGCCTTTCCTGCCTGATTTATTCGCTTTCGTCAGACCAGTGTTCTGCTGATTCTGAGAACGGGTAGCCTCCCGCAGGTTGGTGATTCGATTATCTGTTCTGTTGCTGTTGATATGGTCAATCTGCTTATCAGGCATCACGCCGTGGCAGTACAACCATGCTAACCGATGCGCTTTGTATCGGGTTCCGTCTATCTGAATCTCCACGTACCCCGTTGTCATGTTCACGCGCCCTGCTGCTGACCCTGCGCGAGCTAACTGGCTTCTGTATTGCAGCCAGGTAAATACACCGGTATCAGGGTTATAGTCGAGCAGTTCCCTGAGTCTGCTTTGAGTAAGCTTTCCCATGTGGTTATTACGCCTCGTATTGTGGATGCGGCAAAACCTCCCGCTGTATTGCAGGATGCTGATTTTTATTGGTGGGGAGGTATGACTATCTGGCCGTTCGTATCGCCTCTGCTATTGCCCGGTTAATCTCCTGCGGCAACAGCGCCTGTGTCATCTTCATCGCTCTGTCCTGATATCCGAGTACGGGTTCAACAGGCAGGGCATCACCGAACCGGATTAACAGTTTCGGCATCGGTTGTTTATTCTTGTCTCTGCGGGTTCCGTTAGGTGACCGCTGCAGACGCTTCCGGCCTTTCTTGCCCTTCTTTGCTTTCTTCCGTTGCCACACGCCATTAACACCACTGATATCACCGATGAAAGTGTTTTCTTTGCTCTTTAGGCTGGATAGTTTATTGCGCGGCAGGTTACCGTATTTGTTCAGCTTGATGTCTTTAGGGTTCAGCAGTGCAGACCCGTTGAGTTTATGCACCCCGCCGGTTTCAAACGGCTCAAGGTATGCAGCAGCTGTATTCATCACGAACACTTTTGCTTTCAGGTCAGTCTTCCAGGCACCTTTGCTTCTCACACTCTTAACCGTGAATGGTGTCGGATTATCCAGATTGCGCTGCATTGCCACTTTCTGCGCGTCTTCAATCTTTCTGGCAACAGCTGTCATAGCCTGAGCGGTGGCAAAGGGTATCTGCTTCCGCAGAGTTCGGAGCTGGTTGCTCAGGTCTGTGAGATTTGCCATAGACACCTCTGTTTTATATTCCGCTCACCACTCGTAAATGATGACCGGAATACCGCCGTCTCTCCGGCTGTCACGCCTTACTGCTCCGGCAACTGACGTTGCTGCCTACACCGGTAGTAATCAGACCGTGGATTCATTGTTTTTGATTCTCACTGCGCACTCACCGCATAAGGTGACGGGTCATAGTTAACGCAGGGAGACAGCGACAACGCCGCGCATTAAAAAGCCCAGCTATTTAGCGAGGCGTTGTTTATTCGTACAGTGATACCATTTGCTTTGTGGCTTCGGTTATCTGCTCTCCGTACCACTTGCGCTCATCTTTCGGTGCCCTTCTGTCTCGAGATAAAAGCTCTCTCCGGTTGATTGCGTAGTTGTGCGCCAGCCGTAATATTTCGCACTGAACAATCGGGTCTAAATCACCAATATTCATTTCATCACCTGCCTTTGTTGCTCAATCTCCCGTATTGCCCGCTTATCGTGATTACAGTCCGCTATCGACTTCATTGCATCGGCCAACAACAGGATTGCGCCGCCGTATGTCAGTTCATCCGGAATAACCGGCAGCGGACAATCAGCCGTCAGTTGTGGCGGGATCGGCACCACCGGCGCGGGCACGAATGTCTCTTTCGTATTGCTGCAACTTCCCAACAACACCAGGGGAAACAGGAGTAACAGCGCACTCACTGTCTTTAAACTCCGTCCTGATACCGGTCTTAACTTTGACATTCTCAGTGCCCTCTGTTTCTTTGGCTTTGATGTTGTCGAGAGCCACACGCTGATTGATAGCGACAGCAGACAGGGTGATGCTATTTACCGCCGTCAATGCAGAGTGCTTATCTTTCAGTGCCTGATAGTTATCTTTCAGACCACCATACAGATGCAGGATAAGCAGCAGGACGACGACCAGCACCACGCAGATACCGGCCAGCGCTTTTGTCAGCCAGTCCATATCATGACTCTTTTACTGACAGCGCTGCGTTACCGACTGGCAGCGGGCGATTATCCACCGGAACACCTGACGGCCAGCGGTAACCTGTAACACGGTCGGTTCCGAATGCTTTGATATTTACCGCATCGGACTGATTACCGCCCAGCACCATCAGTTGACCTGATTCTGTCTTGCCGACCACGAAACCAACATGACCGCCGCCGGCACGGGAGAATGTGACAATGCAACCATATGCAGGCTCTTTCAGTGCGTCACCGAACGCCAGATATGAACGGGAAGAATCAGAGCGGGTCGAACGAATACCGGCACGCTCCAGGCAGGCATTCACAAATCCTGCACACCACGGCACTTTACGCGCAGTGCCAACCAATCCGCGCAGTTTGCTGTC